TCTGGCCGTTATTCCCACTCCACGGGGCTGGATTGACGTTCGCGCCATAGTGCCAGCTTCCAGCCGGAATGGAGGTTGAAGAAATCCCGGTAGTGGTCGCCGACGCCCCATTATTTGTAGTGATGGCAACCAACAGATACGCCTGATGCGTGGCGCATCCAGTTAGCGTCACAGTCGGGTTAATCCCCGCTGAGTAGCCCTGGCCAGCCGCCCACCCCTGGATGGCCGTCTGAGCCCACGCTGGAGATGCGAGGATGAGAGCAATGATGAGTTTGCGCATGTTAGTGTACCCGGCACTTCACATAGCCTCCCAGCGCCGCTCCGCCCGTGTCGCTCTGCGTGACCATGGCGCGCATCTGAGCGCCCTTTGCGAGGCTTGCGATTGCGAACGCCGTCACGAATTTCGTAGTGCCAAGCGCGTCGGTGGTGAGTACCGCGAGCTGCGATGTAAGCATCGTGGTCCAAGCGCCAGTAACCAGCGTCTGAAGATCGACATGCACTGCCTGCACCGTGGGCATCGTCGCCAGTGAGATACCGCACTCATCAAGGGTAACACCACCCGTCGCGCTCACAAACCAGTTATTGAACGTGGTCTCGGCCTGGCAACCCAGTGTGGTGCAGATCACGAAAGCGGGGAAGGAATCAGGAACGCCCGCTGGTGTCGCACAGTTAGCCGCACCAGCAGCCGTGATCCCCGTAGCGTACTGCCCGGCAGAGCATTGCGCCGGAGTAGCCGCCAGCGCCGATGCCGTGGCCGCATTCCCACTGGTGTTCGCGGCATTACTCGGCACATCTGCCGATGAGATCAGAGTGCCGAATGTCCCGACGCCATCATACTTGATGGATACGGTCTGACCGTCAGTGGCGCTAGCCTGTGCTGTCCCTACCGTACAGGTGGCAAGATCAATCGCCGCTCTGCTGGTCTGCCCGGAATCCAGCACCTCTCCGGGAGCCGTGGTTCCTCCAATCACCACATGCCCCGCCGTAATTGACCCCTGGGCGATGGCTGTATAGATTGATCCTGGGATAGCCTGGAGAACAAACGTTGCAGAGGGCGCTGCCGTGGTTGCCGCAAAACCAGCCCCGCATCCTCCGCTACCAGACAACGCGATGTACTTGATCGGGTTCGAGGTATCCTTACCCACCAGAAGATGCGCTGTAACTCCGCCCGCTCCCGCCGTCACTATCGGAACTGTCGCCACGCTTCCGTCTACATAGGAACTGGTGATTGTCGAGCATGACGGGGCCGCATCGGCATTCTCTGCCGTCACCGCCTGATTCGTGCAGGAGCCCGTGCCGGCTGCCGCCCCCGTGCTGGCCACCACGTCGGCCCCGTTCCATTTCCAGTAGCCGCCCGCGGCCGTGCTGTGCGCGATCTGAGTCCAGGCCGGGGTGGCCCCCACAGCAAAGATGGCGCCGCCTCTAACAGCCGCCGATGCCGTAGTGTCGCCATGATAGGTCGATAGCAGGTTGTGAGCTGTAGGCGGAAACGTCGATGGATACCCGCTCAGCCCCGAGATTGTAGAGTAGGCCGTAAGCGCCGCCTGCTTGGCCGCAAAGGTTGTGAAATCCGCAGAGGATAGGCAACCCGCGACAGACCCACTGGCAACGTTACAGGCGATTGCATTCGATGCGCGCGTGAGGCCGGAACCAAAAGTCAGAGGCACTTCATAGAGCCCCGCCAACGCCGTAACAGCACGCGCCGCGGTGAAATAGAGATTACTGGACCCCTCGGGCAGGCCATCCGTCGATCCTGGCATCCGGTGCCAGTTGTTCGTGGTGGTGCAAACGTACCACACGAAATTAGCGATGTCCGCATCCACGTCTCCCGCAGCATGGCAACTCACTGTCGGCGCACCCATGCTCACCTGCAACGATGCCTTACTGTTCATTGCATTCGACAGATTTGTGGATCCGGTGAAAGATGAAAAGTCGGTCCACTGAGCGTTGCCGTACTTCAGTAAGCCGAACAGGAGAAGATAGGTCGCAATCGCGATTCGTTTCATGGTTTCCTCAATTTGTCATGCTAAGGAGTTGAAGGTCGCTCAACCCGAGCAGCGCAGAATTTGTCAGTGACGCTAAAGACAGCCCAACGGGAGCCGCGGAGCACAGAGCAAGGCCCGTTACATGCCCGTTCACAACATTGAGACCATAGACTCCCGCGGTGAGGCCGAGCGCATAAATCTGGGTTGGCCTCATTGAAAAGTTCGTCGGACTTGGAAGGTCTACGATGACATCGTTCAGCACCAACGGCGCGGAACTCGCTGGAATCAGGAGGAACTGCGGTCCCCAACTCCCCCGGGCTCCGGATGCCGTGCTGCCAGTGCATTTCATCGAATAATACTGCCCGGCCGCCTGCGCATCCGTCGGCGGAGCGAGGGCGGCAACGAATCTGCCGGCGGTAATCGTCGCGATGTACGGCACCCCGGAGATTTGAGAATCTGACCCGGAGGTGAAAGGGCGGAATGGAACGATGCTGCACGATCCCGTGATGGGATTGCCGCTGCCATCCGTGATTGTTCCCGAAACCGTGATGAGCGTTGCGCCGAAGGCCGACAGAGATGCCAGCGCCCCGGCCAGGAGAAGGTTGGCTCTCATAATATGCCCGGTTGTAGGTCAATCGATGAATAAGATGCCCGTGGCTGTTGCCGAGCTTCCCGCGGAGTCGGTGACGGTGATCATGTACGGAGACTGCCGCGCCGTTTCTGGAGTACCAGAAATCTGACCTTCATCAGAGATCGATAGGCCAGATGGAAGTTCCGCCGCGGCGAAGGAAAAGCCAGAGCCGGAACCTCCGAACGCGGTCGCCCTGACGGGCGTGATGGCTATTCCCTGGGTTCCAGTGATCGGTGGCGCCGAAATCGTCAGTGGAGCCGCAAAGCTGGCGCCGTTCCAGGTCCAGTTGATACCGGGAATCGGGTTTAGGTTGTCGATGCGAATTGCACCGGGCTCATGCTGCGAAACGAAGTCCGCATCGGCCACGATGACGTTGACCACCTTACGTCCTGAAAGAATCGCGTATTCCATTGGTTACTCCCACCACGTCACAATACACACCCCGGAGCCGCCGCCCTGATAATACCCTCCGCCTCCGCCGCCCGTGTTCGAAACGCCGGAGCTATTTCCACTCCCACCGCCGCAGCTCCCCGAGCCGATAGAATTGATTCCCCCGAGGTTGTTATAGCCTCCGCCGCCCCCCCCAAAGCCATAGAGGCCCGTCCCACCAGAACCCGCGCCGGTATAGGCCAATCCCGAGGAATTGTATAGGCCAACGGAACCAGCGCCGCCCGCTCCATTTCCTCCAGAGAAAGGAGCGTTGCCAACTCCGCTTCCGTCGCCGCACTGTCCGCTCGGATATCCGCCGGACGCGGACACCAGAGATCCAAAGGCAGAGGACCCGCCAGGCGCCGTCCAGCCCCCTCCGGCTCCGATGGTCACGGTCACGGGGGCCGTGACCTGGACCATGTTCTTTACGACTTGGCCGCCGCCGCCACCCCGGCTAGAATCCGCGCTTCCGCCGCCTCCGCCACCAACGAGTTCTACTTCGACCCATCCTCCGGCGATCAGAAGCGCCGAAGATGGCGTAAACGTCCCGCTGCTGGTGAAAGTCTGCTGTTTCTTGACCCGCCCCTGAAGAAAGCTCATAAGTCCCTCTCGTTATATGATGTTCCAGTTAGATCCGTCACAGATGACGGTCAAGGCATTGTACTGCATGGAAACCGGGTAGTTGGCCTGTCCGTCGATGGTCTGGCCACCGCCGAAGGTCGCGAGTGTCACCACGTTGTAGGGGCTCACGTCCATCTTCTTTATCGTCACCTGGCGGCCGGCATTCCCGATGGCGGTGTAGAGCGTGCGCGTGAATCCGCCGCTGCTGGCGTCCGCTTTTTCGATAACCCAGTCATATCCGCTCGCCACGGAACCGGAAGACGCGACGCTGAAGAAGGTCGGGCCGGTCGCCAATCGGATGCCGGTAGCCGTGATCCAGATCATCTGAGTGATCGGCTCGATTGCGCCGTTCGGGCGAACGACGAAATATTGGATGCTCGTAGACCCGGCAACCTGGCAGATGCCTCCTGGCGATGTCAGGATCGATGGCCACACAAACGAACGTCCGCCGGTCGAATCTTGAGAAATGATGAAGCCGAGCAGTTGGCCGGCGGTCTGATTTGTTATCGACGCCGAGGCGACGTTGCCGGTCAAGGTGAGATCGAACTGGGCCGCGATTCCGGCGTTAAATACGACCGAACTCGAACAAGGGACCGTGACGATGGATTGCAGGAAGTCGGAGCCGCACCTCACGTTCATGAGCACCGACGTGAGAGCTGAAATCGAGGCATCGTTCGGCGAATACCCCTTATTCACCATCATCTGCGAGAAGCCCGCGACGAAGGTCGATAGCTGGTAGAACAGCTTATTGGCCAGCGCCGACGGGAAGATGGCTGCTCCCGGGATTCCGCCGGAGCGCAGGGTGTCGCCTGTGTAGGCGGCGTCGTTTTCCGCGTTGTTCAGGTTGGGGTTGAATTGCAGGAAGTTAGTAGACATGTCCGGTGATCCTAAACCATGTGGCCTAAGTCGAAGCCCGCCACATAGTAATCGTCACGGTCGAAGCCGAACATCGGCAGGACCGCCATCGCGTAAGTGAACAGCACGCCCTGTGGTCGGGGAAGCATGTAACCGTTCAGAATCAGATCCGTGAGAATCGAGGTAAACGATCCAGCCACGTAGATATCGACCGTCATGTTCTGGTGATCGTTGACGATAATGATGCCGCCGGGGAAGAGCGCTTTCCAGATGTCGATCAAGCCGTCTATAGTTCCGTCCCAGTGATTCTGTGCAATGCAGGATTTCAGGAGCAGCCGGTAGGTATCGTCATCTAGAATCGGGCTTACCACTCCGCTCGGCTGAAATGCGACCGTTCTGGTTTGGCCAACGATCTCGCCGATGATATCGAGCTGAGCGCCCACCGCTGAATCGAGGTTGAACGCTTCCACGAAAGAGTTGAGGCAGACCTGGAGATCCTGGAAGGGCTGGATGCTGGCCGCCAGCCATGCGAGCATTTTCGGACTCGCGGCGTATTCGGAGGTTACGAGGCCCGTGTAATATTTGGTGGTCTGGCTCATGGGACGCTATCCAGGGGGGCGTCAGTTCACCGCGCGGGCTGGGCTAAAACACCGTCTGCCATCCAATTGTGCTGGACACGTCGGCGCACACTTTGAAGTGGTTGGCGGTGGGAGTGGTGTCGTCCAGCCAGAGTTTTCCGATGTCGCCGCTCGCAGTGCATGCAGGATCGGTGGACGTTGGCGAGAGTTTCTGTTCGGCGGTGAGCGCGCCTCCCAGAGCCCTGTACGTCACGTTATTGTTGGTGTAACAGTCGGCGGTTGCCGTCCCGCCGGAGTCGCCCGCCGCCGGGCACACGTTCGCCACACTGGCCGCCGTCATGTGGTAGATCCGCGTGGCTGTGGCCGTGCTGGCCGGAGGAAGGACGGTCACGCCGTGGAACGTCACCACTGTAGCTGTGGTCAAACCCGAGGCGTCCCCAACCAGCGCGGGCATGTTCCCATTCGAGTCCGCCAGCGGGATGGCGTGCCAGAGAGTTCCGTCGGTCCAGCAGAGCGCGGTGGACGATCCGCCTGATCCGCCCGATCCACTGAGCGGGCATTGGTTCTGCGCAGCCGCCCCGGTGAAGACGTAGACGCCGCGGATGGATCCGGAGGTCGCCGGAGGAAGCACGGACACGCCGGGGAACGCAACCCTCAACTGGCCACTGGCCTCCAGCGCACCCGGTTGATAGGTTTCACCGGCCGCATTCCTGCAATTCAGGACGTGGGTTCCAGCGTCTATCCAGCAGATCGAATAGCCAGCGCTCGGGACTCCCGTCGGGGCGACGGTCTCCCGGATGACCTGCTGCGAGTAGGCCGTCGAGAAAATTAGGATGCAGAGAAAGGCAGCCGCGGTAATGTATTTCACGATGAGATCTCCTTAAACGAGGGTTACCAATACCAGCGCGGCGGAACTTTGAGCCGCGCACTCGAAAGACACGGGGATGTCCGAGGTGCCTAGGGCAAAAAAGCGCAAAGGGACGCTCACGCCGTTTTTCGTCGCATTCGCGGAAAGCGTGACGGTTGAGCCGCTGATCGTGATCGTCGTTCCGACCGGGATGCCGTCGCCCACCACCGTCTGACCGTTGACGATTCCGGTAGCGCTCGCCACCGGTACCGTCGGGCTCGCGTCGGTGAGCGTCCCAGTCGTTTGCGCCGCCATCGCCCCGGATTGGATCGAGCGGATCGAGAACAGCGGCGTGTCGGGGTTCGGGCGGGCATCGAGCGCCGCGCCGTACAGCTCGCTGAACAGCACCGCCTGGCCGATCCCCAGGCTGTTGAGATAGGCGGTGATGTCCGCAGCAATCGCTGCCTGGGTTGCGCTGGTGAAGCCGTTCAGGGCATGCACCGTCAGGGCGACATAGATGGGCGTGTACAGCAGCACGTCGAACGAGATCGGCATCGTGATGGCGGGGTTGAGCGGATCGGCAACCGTCACCATCGTGCTTCCGTTGGTCTGGCACCCGATGCCGTGATTGCCGTAGATCGCCTGGGCGATGTCAGCCACCGCCCCGCCCTCTGCGACGCACGTGATGGAGTGCGCCGGCCCGAGCGATATGCCGTCTCCGATTATAAATACGGCTGACGCCTGCGAACCCGCCGACGATCCCAGCGTGAGCGACGAGGTGCCGGCCACGGTGTCGATGGTGTAGGCCGTTCCCGCAATCGTGATGGCCTGGCCGTCCTGGCTCGAATCGAAGGGGTACCCGGATAGAAGCGTGACCGCCGTGCCGGACGTGCTCACGATGCCGTAGCCCATCGTGTAGCCGTTCTTGTTCTCGTAGATCACCGAACGGGTCACGCCGGACACCGCAGCTACGGCCGCCGCCGTCCCGGCCAGGCGCGTCAATGATGGCTTCGCCTGGGATAGGATCAGGCGGGCGCGATAGGTCGAATCCGGCTCGACAGCGGTACCGGGCGTCGCGTCCGCCAAGTTGATGACGCCAGTCCAGCCCGCCGTTGGGGTGGCGATTGCCGAAATGTCTCCCGCATTGGCGCCGACGTTCCCCACCGATTCGGATATGGCCATGACGGTAAGGGTTCCGAGCGATCCGATGGTCACGGAGGACGGGAGGTCCCACAGCAGCCCGTTCACGTCGCGCACCACGCCGTTCCTTATGACCGTCCCTGCGGTCCCGGTCAAGAGTACGCTGGCCACGGAATGCGACGCGGTGCGGCGCGCCACTCCGATGAGCTTCCCAGCCACGAGGTCGAGAGCTACGCCAGTTGCCGTCAACGGGCTGAAGGACAGATAGATCATTTGCGCCAGTTGGGACGCATCGTAGGACTGAAGCGCGCGCACGGCGAGGTCCTGGTAGTCCGCGCTGTCGGTTCCCAGATAGGCGGCGTTGCCGAAGATCCCTAGGAACTGGCCGATGAGCCAGTTTACTATGTCGGAATACGCCGGGGAGTGAAGTCCGGTGGCGTCAATCGATGGGGGGCTGTAACTCATCAGTTTCGCATCTCCAGAAGTCCGGCATCCGTAAGCTGGTACAGGCCCACGTCGGTAAGCCCGCTGAGCGTGAGGCCCGCTTGGTTGGCCACGGCCAGGGCGCCGAACTGAGTTTGAACGCTGGCGTAGAATGCAAAGTTTCTTCCGGCTGGAAGATACCTCACTTGGAGAGATTGGATTCCGGTTACATATTTGGTCCCTAATATTCGCTGGCTGAGAATCATGGCGAGCGCCTGCATGGTGATGGGCTGCCCCAGGAGAGCCTGAAAGGCCGGCGTTCCATCGGTTAAATCCTCGTACCACTCGCCCATCAGGAACCGCAGCCGCGTGGCGATGATCTGGGCCACGGCATCGATGTCGGACAGGAAGTTGGACAGACCGGCGCCACGCAACGGATCTCCGCTCGCATCCAAGCGTCTGACTGTGATTGTCGCTGGCATGTTATAAGGCCGGTCCCATCGCTGTGCCAGACACGCCCGCCCCCGCCTGGACTCCCGGATGGTAATGGAGCTTGAAGTTGATCCCGTCGATGAGAGTGTGATTCGCGCCGTTGACCACAATCTTCGTGTCCGCCTCGATCTTCACTATGTCGGCCCCGGTTATGGTCACGTCTTCACCCGTCACCTGGACATTGGCCGAAGATATAACGGTGACGTTCGGCGCCGTAATATGGATGTTGTCTTTGGCCAGGTCGATGACAACCGTCCCATCGTCGCTGCGCAACTGAGTTGAAGACGTGGAGTAGTTGGCGATTCCGCGCGGAGTCGAGCGCAAGGCGAACAGGGCAACCCCATCGGAGAGGTCGTGGCGCCGCTGGCTGATCGGCGCGTTCTTCGTCTTCCCGTTTTGAAACCACACGTCGAGCGGCGTGTCGGCGAACAGCACCAAGCATTCGTCGCCCGGCTGAATCGGGAAAGTGAGACCCCAGCCGCCGCCTCCGGGCATCACCACGGGAAGGTCCTGAAGCAGCGGAAGCTGAACCGCTTTCGTCTGCGGGGAAAGCGACTGGAGCGCCAGTTGAGATTCGCTATGATCCACGGTGTACATGGCGTATTCGTCCGTGGCGATCAAGACCGAGACCGTCGCCGGAGGCCCTGGCGTGAAGGTCTGCACGATTCCCGGAAGCGCCACACGCATCGACTGCATGATCGAATCGCGCAAGCGGTCGAATCGCGCTATCGACGGGGTGAGGCGCTCCTCGAAGGTCTGCCCGAAGTTCGGATTGGTTAAGCTACCCATGTTTTTGAGATTGCGGCTGTGTGCCGAGCAGGAAACTCGGAAAGAAATTCGGAGTTACACCAGTTACCTGGGTGTACCAATCGTCCCCGCGACCGCGGCTGTCGCCTACGTGCCGGACCCCGTTCACGATGTAGGTGCCATTCCTCGATGGAACGACTGGGAGTCCCGGAACGGTCATGGCATACGGGCTGAGAAATGTGCCGGGAGCCAACTGAACCGCGTCTCCCACCTTCACGCTGGAATCTAGAAGCACGCGAAACACGATGCCGTTTTGGGTCTGTTCGGGAACCCCCAACAGCGTGCTCTTGATCGGGGCGTTCGTTGCCCCGGCCTGAGAGGTCCCAGGAAGGTTCGGCGGCGCGTAAATGCAGGACGGCTGGGGAAGCGGAATCGACGGATCGAAAGAGCGGATGTTGAGCCCATTGGGAGAAATCCAGGAGAACAGTCCGCACTGCTTCACAAGTTTCTGAATCACCTCGTAGGGCTTCCCGTGAATGGCAGAGCCGCGCGGTAGCTTCGCCTGGCTGAGTTTCTGCTGGGCCACGGAGTCGATGTCCACCTTCGGTAAGTTCGCCTGTGGCTGAGAGCACACCTGCTGAATAGCTTCAAGAGCGCTGGTGTTGGCAGGAATCGGCAGACTCACCAGATTGAACATGTCTTCCATGAGACCTACCGCGCACCGCAGGATGAGCTTGTAATCCACCACGTTTTCCCGAGTGACTACGGCCTGAATGATTCTCCCCGTGTAAATCAGGTTGGCCTGCGAATCGAAGGACCCGGAAGCGGCGCTTTCGTACCCGGCGCTCAGATTCACCGTGTCCCCCATCGCCAGCGGCTGGTTCAGCGTCAACATATCCCCGTAGTTCGGCGCGCCGGCCGTGATGGCCCCCGAGGTGTCAGCCGAGAGGCCGTAGATCATGATCTGCGCCGTCCAGTAGACCATCAGGGCGTAGGTATCGACGGCGAAGGTCATGCGCAACGGAGACTCACCGTCCGCGACAAGGCTTCGCACGGTGAACGTGCCGCTCTTTTGCGTGGCGATGGAGAGCGACCATGCGCGCCCGAAATATGGCTGGGAGACGTTCGATGCCGGCATCAGTTATCGCCCCAGAGCAACACGAAATCCGAGCCCAGGTTCGAACTGTCGGCCCAGTCGCTCGCCACGCCGTTCTGGTTTATGAGAAACGCGGAGCCGATGTCCAGATACGTGTAGGGCTCCAGGATGTTACCCGCGGGCCACGCCCCGGTCACCAGCGGGACGGAACAGATGAATGGGTTTCCGTAGTGGTCCGCGATATCCATGACCCAGAATCCGCCTTGCTGGTTGTAGGACACCTTCAGCTTCAGATTGACCGACTGGCCGTTGATCGACAGAGCGACCGAGAGCGATTGATTCGGGGCCGTGGATAGCGGAACGATCTGGGATGGCATCGGGTTAGAAGTTGATGACTGAGGCTGCGGTGGCCAGGCTG